GTTACGCCATTGCTGGTTACGCTGCGCCATCTGCCACCAACACAAAAAGCCGTCGCGGTCCAGGGTGACCCGGACACACGACGGCCTCAGTACCGTCAAACGAATTTGGTTCAGAGTCTAACACACTCAGCGACGTGTCACGTTCACCCGCCCACCGTACCAGCTCTTGACCTTGCCGCACTGGCACCGGACATCCGTGCGGCCCGTCTTGTGGTCAGTCGCCACGATGACGGCGGGCGGCTTGATGTGCAGCAGGTCGTGAATCCGCGCACCGATCACCGTATGGCAATGGGGACACCGCCAATCGCGGGCCAATCAGCGCGCCCCCCGGCACTGCTCGCACTTCCGCCTGATCTTCCGCGGGTTCCACACCTGCTCAAACCAGTTGCCGCACGCAGCACACACCATCCGCCGCACCGGCAGAATCGATCCCGGCTCCGGCTTGGGCTTCCCCGTCATGGCGTCGGCTCCGTGTCGAGGTCGCCGGGCATTAACGCCATATCCGATACCGTAAGCGCAAGATTGGACAGTGGAGGCAGGAAAGAGAGCGGTCCAGTGTCATGAATCACGAAATGGGCATCGTCAGCGAATTGTCGCACCCGCTCCCACCGGCCCCGCTCGATGCACACGTGCCCGTCCGGCACAAGTCGCCCCGCATCGGCCAGCGCCGCGAGCACGGCATCTGCGTCAGGGAAGTACAGGTGATCCAGCATGCCCTCGGCAAAATTGGCAACGTCCGGATTATCGCCAACCCGACGCGCTCTCAACGCCCGCGCCACGAGCTCCCGATCCGTCATCCCTGCCCCTCCACCGTGATCCCACGGCTGCGCAGCACGTCCGACGTGAGCACGGCATTCACGGCCAACTTCCCGCCGCGAACTCCCGGCGTCGCACTCAACTTGGCGATCAACCGGCCCTGCTCTTCGAGCGTCACCGCCTCCGGCCTCGGCCCCCACCCCGCCGCCTCGACGGC